TGGAGCAAATACAGTTGTAACAGCAAGTATTACTGATGCAAACGTAACAACAGCCAAGATTGCTAATGGAGCAATAACAGCGACACAAATAGCAGATGCAACAATAACTGGAGCAAAGTTAGTTAACGATACTGTTACAGCAACGCAGATAGCAGCTAATGCAATAACAGCTAGTGAACTTGCAGATAACGCAGTAGATGAAGCAGCAATAGCGTCTAATGCCGTAACTGTCAGCAAGATTGCTAATACAACAGTTACTTATGCAAAATTAAATTTATCTGACGGTGATATTCCAGCAGCAAAAATTGCAACTAATTCATTAACTGCTACTCAAATTGCTGCCAATGCAATTGGTTCTTCTGAATTAGCAGATGATGCAGTAGATACAGCAGCGATAGCAAACTTAGCTGTAACAGCAGCAAAGATAGCTGGGAACACAATCACAGCAGCGCAGATTGCAAACACAACAATAACTGCAACCCAAATAGCTAATAACACAATTACAGCAACTCAAATAGCAGCAAACGCTATTGGAGCTTCAGAACTTGCTGATGATGCAGTAGACACAGCGGCGATAGCAAACACAGCAGTCACCAATGCCAAGATTGCGAACGCAACAATTACTTATGCGAAATTAAATATTTCTGATGGAGATATACCTGGAGCAAAAATCGCCAATTCAGGAATTAGTTCATCTCAAATAGCAACTAATGCTGTAACTGCAAACGAGTTAAATGATAGTGCTGTAGATACAGCCGCTATAGCAGCCAACGCTGTTACGGCAGCCAAGATTGCATCAAACACAATCACAGCAACTGAAATAGCTGCTAATGCTATAGGTGCAAGTGAATTAGCAGATAACGCTGTTGATACTGCTGCAATAGCTGATGGTGCTGTTACTTCTGCAAAGTTATCAGGAGCTTTATCTTCTGGAGCGATTGCTGATGGTGCTGTCACAACAGCAAAAATTGCAGATGACGCTGTTACAGCAGCAAAACTTGGAGCAGGTGCTGTTGATACAACAGCTTTAGATGCAACTTCAGTTACAACAGCAAAAATTGCAGCTTCAGCAGTTACCGATGCAAAAGTAGCAAGTGGAATAAGTGGAGCAAAGCTGACTGATGGAACGGTTACAGCCGCCAAACTAAACACAAGCAATATTGATAGATCTTTAAATGTAGCCAGTGGAAATTTAGGGATCAATAATGTTATTTCGGCTGGAACATCTGCTGGAATCAGCTATAACGCTCAGGGCTTAATAACCGCCACAACTGCACTGGTAGCAAGCGATTTGCCCGTAGCAACAGCCACTGCTGTAGGTGGTGTTTCTATCGTTAGCACAGGTGGGCTTTCTGTTACAGGAGCAGGTGCTTTATCAATTGCTGCAACAACGACTGGGGCTACAGCAACAAAAGTTACTTTCAACAACTTTGGACAAATAACAGGCACTGCTACTCTTGCTGCTTCTGATTTACCAAAAGCAACAGCTAGTGCTGTAGGTGGTGTTTCTGTTCCTACAGGTGGGCCACTTTCTGTTGATTCAAATGGTGCAATTACAGTTTCTGATTCAGGAGTAACCGCTGGTACAAACACAAAAGTAACTGTAGACGCAAAAGGAAGAGTTACTGCTTTAGCAGCTTT